TATTCCTGAACTGTCACATTGAATCCGAGTCGCCGGTCTCCACCTGCATGGGCTGTTCGTGTCGCAGATAAAATCTGGGTAAAACTGTTATTTTCAAATGTAACGTCTGCGGTGCCTGCGGAGGTTGAGAAGTCCACCGCAACAGTGGCTACTGCGAACAGATTCTCAGGCAAAGCATTAATAGAATTGACCAATGCCTGATGGATCTGATGGCCGGTGAACCGTGGCTCAACTTCAATCAACGTAGTGTCTGCGTCCCAAGCCTGTGCCGTGCTGCCGTCCATCCCCCGCTCCACATACACGCTCTCGCCGTTACGAGAATGAACGTACATAGTCTCGGGCAACTTGGTGGTTCCGTTCTTGGTGCTTACGGAGATATAAGAACCAGCACGGATGCCGTCGGTCTCATGCTTCAGGGTAATAGGAGACTCAACAGCAGTTATACCTGCTGCAAGTGCATCCAATTCGGTGCGTGTATTGCTATTTAACAGTCGTTTCGTACTCGTAATGGCGTCAGCAATAGTAGGCATGGACCGATCCTAGCGGGTAGTGGGGGGCAGGGATAGATCCTGCTGCCCCCCACCATCCGACTTCAGCACAGGTTACTTAGTCCTCGTCAACATCAGTCAACGTGCTGAACTTTGCCATGTGCGACTCGCCCTTGACCTGAAGACCCTCTTCGCAAAGGATCATCACCTTGTCGCTGTCGCCAGTCTTGGCAAGCGTCTCAACGATGAGTGGCTGCATCACACGCCGCTGAATGCCTTCCTTCTGGACGACAAATGCTGTCTCGCCGTGAACCCAGCGGTTCCTGACGATCTGTGTCTCACCAAACTCATGGAACACAGAAGAGACAGGCACCCGGCCACGGCGCGGGTCGTCAATGACGGTTCGGACACGATTGCTGTCCGAAATCTGGTTCAACCCGTTAGTTGTACCCAGTGTGGCTGGGTTACAGATAAGCAGGTCAGGTACACCACCCTTGTTGTAGCAGGTCTGCATGAGTGTCTGCAACCTTGCAAGAGTCAGTTCACCGGTTGCGGAATCAACATTACTGGTAATCCAGTGGTTGAGTCCGCCGGTTGAACGACGCTTGGTCACAGTGTCATCCCTTGCCACACCATAAAGGTATGCCTGCTCACGGGTGATGACGTTCTCAACGGTTCGGCCATACAACTGCTTGGCAAACTCGTCGTTCACGCCATAACGGGTGATCTGCTGCTCGGTACGGGTCATGTCTACGGGGGTAGGCCCGAAGATTTGGGTGTAGTTCTCGCGGATGGTGCGGTCTGCTGACCGGGCCACACCGGGGTCGGAACCCTCAATCAGCGCCGTACCGACGCAGATTACGAGGTCACCGACAGCCTGTGCAGGCCAGTCTGAACCGTTTGCCCACGTTGAAACTGTCATCACCGCTGGGTTTGATCCGTGGTCAGGATCCGTGATACGCATCACGGCCTGCTCACTGACGCCACCAGCGGCTTCCTTGCCAAGCACAACCAGATCATCGATCTGGAACTTGTAAGCATCCTGTGTCGATACTGTGATACTGACAGGTGTAGCACCTGACGTAGCATTCAGTACCGAAACGTCTGCTCGGGGAAGCAACAGTTCCTCGTCCATCCACTTGAAAGTGGTTTGGTCAACACCAGAACTGGCGAGAATCTGTCGCCCGTCAGTCCCGATGCCATTGATAAGCGGCGAATCGATGGGCGAGATCATGTAGATCGCCTCGTCCATACTGATCTTGATGCCGACGGCTAAGTCATATGATGTGACCCGGCCCGGATAGCCTACAATAGCCATCTTGGTTCACGCTCCTAAAGTAGTTAAGTGGATTGGTTCTTTTTCCTCCGCAGAATCCGCTCATACTTTTTGCGATTATCGGCAAAGTCTTTGACACCTATCCGGCTACCCTCTTTGTCCAGATACGGAACAAAGGATCCATCCCGCCTCGTTTCACCAGCGATCCCCTTCTCCCAAGCCGGATTGGCCTGCTTCGGGGGAACCTTATTCATCCTGCTAGGTGCAGCAGCAGCCGTTAAGGCTGGCGCTTGCAGTATTCGCTTAACAGTTCCACCGCAATCCTGACAAACCTTGTCGGGATTATCGGATATCAACTGTGTCCGCTCATACTGTCCCAAGCATTCAGAACAGCGGTAAACGTATGTGGGCATTACCTAAGAGCCAGATTGAACAACCCGTGGATCCGGGCTATCTCCACCCGCCGCCTCCAAAACCGTATGGATGAACCTTGCTGCGGAGTCTTCCTTCGGACGACCCGCATCTAAAGATTCCCTAAACGCTTTATGGCCTGCGTCGTATGGACTTTCTGTCTGGTTTTCAGGTGGAACCGTGTTTTCAGCAAGCGCCCGTCGTTCCTGAGTTGCCTGACGATCTGAATCATCAGACTTTTCCTGAACCGGGGCTGGTGCGTCCCGAAGGATGCCTAACTCCGCTGCTTCGGCACGAAGGAGGTCTGTTTCCAGTTCCCCGTCGTAAGCCTTGTAGAGAAGTTGCCCTGCTTTCGTATCTGTATCGACTCCGGCTTTTAGAAACGCCATTTCGCGTTTCATAGCATCAAGTTCCTGCGTTGCTTTCTTGCCACGTTCTGCGGCGTCACGCAAATCCTTGATCCCGCCAGTGTCATCTTCTGGGTAGTCATCCATGATGTCTCTCCGTTGCCGTGTCGCACATAGTAGGAGGGTCTATGTGGTGGGACTATGTATGAACCTCGCCGGTTGTCAAGCCGGATTGGCCTCCACTTTGTACGCGCTAGGAGCGTGGGAGTCCCTAGCGGCTATGTTGTAAGCGACACACCCGGCCTAAGGCGTCACAGGCGGCCTACATGAGTAACCCTAGCATACCCAGACACGGGATTGCTACTTCTCAGCCCGCCGGATGGCTGGAAAGGAAGGCTTCATACGCTTCCGGGCTGTTCAAAACGATAGTTACACCCGCTGGTGTATCCTTCTTACCTATTGTCATAGTGATCGTGCCGACTAACGTGCCGATGGCAACCAATAGCGCGGTGATCCCCGCTATGAGTTTGGTTACCTTACTCACCCCCAGAACTTCCATGTTCTTGTTCGTGAAGCCGGTTGATACCGCTTACCCGGCTTATCCTTAATCCCCTGAAATGCAGAGAAAAGCGGAATGTGCCGGGAAGGGTAATCCATTTTATACGGACGTTCCTGTGGTGCCGTGTGCTTCTTTCCAGCGACCTTCTTCTTAGCCATTACGAAGTCGGCCTTCCTCTAACGCCAGCCCTACCCCAAGCCTTTGTCCTATAACTCTGCTTCTGTTTCTTAGTTGGTGGCTGGGTGGTTGGTGATGGCTCAACCACTCCCGGTTGCGGCAATGTAGCAATAAGCCACGTTCCATCAGGCATCGCTACCTTGATCTTCCTTTTCTTACCCATTACGACGCTGCCGATGCCGATCCGTCACCGAACTTAGAGGCGACAACACCCTTGACAAGACTCAACGCAGCCGTAGCACCAGCCAACGCTGCCGCCTTAGCGTTACCGATGTCTCCACCGACAACAAAGATACCAAGGAATGCCTGAATAAAGGTAGCGGCTACCCGTTCAAGAACATCTTTAGTAAACACTCTTCACCTTCTTTCTTGTTAGGCATTGGCTGCGCCCCAACCTGTTTGCGTACCAGATACCATAGCACCACCACCGCCTGCGAACTCAGCCGCGCGTTCTCGTCTACGACGATTAACTCTGTCCATGACATCGCTATCTAATTGAAGTGCGGCTGACACACCTTCATCTGTAATCTTAAAGTCCTCTTCGCCTGCACGTTCTGCAAACAGTGAAGCCTGCCCCGCCAATGCGGTGTATGCCTCTTGGAGTTGCTGATTGGAGTAGTCAAGATCAGCGATATCTTCCGCCATCTGCTTAGAAATACCCTGCTCGTCAAGAGATTTCTTTGCCAAGCCACCAGCCATAGCAGCCCCAGCCTTTGTCGCAAGATCCGTGAGTTCCGCTGTGGGATCTAGGTAGGAAGCCAACAGGGCGTTCTCTCCCTCTGTCCCATACCACTGTTCGAACTGTTGCAGCACCTCTTCGGGGGCGTCCAGAACTGCTGCCACTCCCCTTGTGATCCGGGTATCCAACTGCTGCAACGAGACGTTCCCACTGATGAGGTTACCGATGTATTCTTTTGTGCTTCGGCCACCTTCTGCGATGATCGAATCAAGACCGTACTGCGTCATCAGTTCATGGAAACGGTCTTCATAAGAAAGATAATCTTGAATGTCGATAGCGTTGTACCCCTCTTCTAGCCGTGGGTGGTAGCCGGGGAACCTGATCTTGAACTCGTTCTGTTCATATAGTTCAGGCAACAGGTCGGCTGCTTCGTCCGGCGGCAGCATCGGTACGCCCTCGTCGTCAACATAGGTGCCTTTTAGCCGTGGAATAATCCAGTCCTCCAACAGCCTGCCAATCGCATTCGTATCGAACCCAGCCATTCGTAGTTCTGCTTCTAGCAGATTCCGGGCATAGGTGAGATCCGTTTCGGACATCGTTGGGATTCCCGGTTCCGACACGACCGCTGGGGCCGGATCGCTAAACCAAGTACCGGGTTGGAATGCTCCTTGGTCCGGGTTGGGATCGAAATCATCGCCACCACCCGGACCCATCGAACCAAATCCAGCGTCCGGCTCCGGGTCTGGCTCACTGCCACCTCCCCCGCTGCCACTGTCGTCGCCCTCACCCTGACCGCCGCCTACGTCTGGGGTATCTGGTGTGTCTGGGGTATCTGACTCACCGCTGCCCTCACCGCTACCCTCGTCGCTACCCTCACCGCTACCCTCGTCACTGCCCTCGCCGCTGCCCGCGTCGCTGCCACCGGGAGAATCCTCGGTCTCCGGGGTTGTCGCATCAGGATTTTTGAACACTTCAAACGCCTGTATCTGATTGCCGCCCTCTGGCCCTTTCCCAAGCACCCCCGCAGCAACCTCAGCCTCGCCCTGCTGCCAATAGAACGCTTCCTCGTCGTTGATGTTGGGGATTTCCTGCGACCGCAACACCTTGGCAGCGTCCTCTGAGATGATCCCCGCAGTGGTGTCACCGGTCTCCAAGGGGTCCAGCGCAAATTCGATTACCGCTTCGATACCTCCGGTGTCTTGCAGCATCGCAAGATGCTCGAAGAAACCCTTTACCTCGTCGTCGGCTCCTGCCAAGAAGTCGAAGAACTCTTTGTCAGTAGCCATTACCGTGTCCCCCACGCTTGGGCGATTGAACCTGCAAGGTCACGGATGTCACCCCGGAAGCCGTCAGTCATCTCATAACGAGACTGCCTCTTCGCCCAGTTCTCGGCTTCCTGTATGTCCATGAACCGTCGGCCATCACCACTGTCTGTCTTCTCACCGAAGATCAGATCGTCTGCTCCGATGCCCATGAGATTGACATTTTCAGAATTCAGTTGGAGGGTGGTGGCGATCGTATTTTTAACCTCGTTAAGAGTGTCAGCGATTGTCAAGCCACGTTCAGCAAGGTCGTCAACGTCCACGAAACCCCACTTGTTCTTGGCTAGTCCGTGTATGTGGTCTTGGACACCAGCCCATGACATCGCACCTTGGAACTCTTTCCTTGTACCCGGCACCGACACCACTCCCGAAGTCAACGGAACGTCATAGTAGAACCCACCGGTTGCTTCCATATAGGAGGCGAACTTTCTGGCATTGGTGTCGCTCATATTGACCATCATGCTGTTCGCATATGATTTGATCTTGTCCATGTTCCGTTTGATCTGTCCCGTCACAGGG